AGAATCTCGCCTCCTGTTCCTCAAGGCATAGCTGGAATACCTCGCACACCGATTATAGGTTAGTTATGAAGTGTCGGCACTGTGGTAGGGAGATTGAGGAGGATTCGGTGGACAAGGCTCCTTCGTGTTCCTCTTGCTATCTGCCTTGGTTTTTCTTTTTAGCTCGGAGGGACTATGAACTGTTGGCATTGTAGTACCGAGTTAATTTGGGGCGGGGACCATGACATAGATGACGATGAGGACTATGTTATGGAGACGAACTTGTCGTGTCCTAGATGTAGAACGTTGGTAATGGTTTATTATCCCGCAGAGGAACAAGATGACCCTTCAGAGCTTTGATGCGCTTCCCGAGGAGGCGTTGAAAGAAATACTGGCTTTAACTGAGGCCAAGAAGCGGCTTGATTTACAAGAGCAGGCGCAGAACAAGTTCATGCCGTTCGCGCATCATGTGTATGAGAACTTCATTGAGGGGCGTCATCACAGGGTGATTGCGGAGAAGCTGGAGGCTGTGGCTCGTGGCGAGTTGAAGCGGTTGATTATTAACATGCCGCCTCGTCATTCGAAGTCCGAGTTTGCGAGTTACCTGATGCCTGCATGGTTTTTGGGTAGGAACCCTAAACTAAAGATAATTCAGGCTACCCATAATACAGAACTAGCGGTACGTTTTGGTAGGAAGGTTCGAGATTTAATTGACGATCCTGCGTATCGGGAGATTTTTCCGGAGACGAACTTGAAGGAAGACAACAAGGGCGCGGGAAAATGGGGCACTGACAAGGGCGGCGAGTATTTTGCGGCGGGTGTTGGTGCGGCGGTCACGGGTCGTGGCGCGGATTTGTTTGTGATTGACGATCCACACTCGGAGCAGGACGCTATGAGCGACACTGCGTTTGATCATGCGTATGAGTGGTACACTTCTGGTCCCCGTCAGCGTCTACAACCGGGGGGTGCAATCATAATTGTTATGACCCGCTGGGGTAAGAAGGACCTTACGGGTCGATTACTGGCCCGACAGGGCGGTGACATCATGGCAGACAAGTGGGAAGTGGTAGAATTTCCAGCAATTATGCCTAGCGGCAACCCTTTGTGGCCTGAGTTCTGGGAAAAAGACGCATTACTGGGAATTAAAGCGTCTTTGCCTGTTTCAAAGTGGTCTGCGCAGTGGCAACAGACGCCCACGGCCTCTGAATCTGCAATTATCAAGCGCGATTGGTGGCAACCGTGGGAGCAGGACAAGATTCCGACCTTAAAGTACGTCATGCAGTCGTATGACACGGCGTTTTCGAAGAAGGAAAGCGCGGATTACAGCGCGATTACGACTTGGGGCGTGTTTAACCCGTTAGAGGGCGGTCCTGACCACATAATTTTGATGGATGCGCAGCGTGGTAGGTGGAGTTTCCCTGAATTAAAGGAAATTGCCTATGATGAGCACGAATACTGGGAACCAGACATGGTTATCATAGAAGCCAAGGCCACTGGACAACCTTTGATAGACGAATTACGTCTCAAGGGCATCCCTGCCTTGGGTTTTTCTCCGGGCAGAGGCAAAGATAAGGTCACTAGGATGCACTTGGTAGCTCCGTTGTTTGAGGCGGGGATAGTTTGGTATCCGATGGACAAGAAGTTTCCTGAAGAGGTCATCGAAGAGGTTACTTCTTTTCCGTATGGTGACAATGACGATTATTGTGATAGTATGACCCTAGCTTTAATGCGTTTTCGGCAGGGTGGTTTCATCTATCTGGACGGCGAAGATGACCAAGAGGATGAGTGGAAACCTCGTAGACGGGAGTATTACTGATGGTGATGTCACCAGACATAGAAGTACCGATTAATGTGCCTATGGAGTTTCCTAACGGGGCCGAGGTTATTGATGACGGCATGGGCGGGGCGATAGTCCAGTCTATGGAAGAGATGCCAATGGATATACCTGATGACATTCCGTTTGATGCAAACTTAGCAGAATACTTGGATGACGGTGTTCTTGGCGAGATATCCTCTGATCTTCGTGGTTTATACGAGGAAGATTTAGAGTCGAGGTCCGATTGGGAGCAGACGTACACCAAGGGTTTGGATTTACTGGGTCTAAAGACCGAGGAGCGCACAACTCCGTTTGAGGGTGCGTCTGGTATTGTGCATCCCATGATTAGCGAAAGTGTCACGCAGTTTCAGGCGCAGGCATACAAGGAGCTTTTGCCAGCGGGTGGCCCTGTTAGGACTCGTCTTATGGGTATGCAGGACCAAGCTCGTGAGGATCAGGCTAATCGTGTAGAGCACTTTATGAACTACCAGATTACGGAGATCATGGAAGAGTACGATCCGGACATGGATCAGATGCTGTTTTATCTCCCTTTGTCTGGCTCTACGTTTAAAAAGGTTTACTTCGACCCCACTAAACAACGTGCAGTTGCACAGTTTATACCAGCACAAGATTTAGTTGTGCCGTACTCTGCTTCTGACTTGGCTACGAGCAATCGGGTCACTCATGTTTTGCGCATGGACATCAACGATGTACGCAAGATGCAGGTTGGCGGCATGTATCGTGACGTTGATCTAAAGGAGGGCGGCGAGGTTGAGGCTGACTCTGTTCGTCAGAAGGTTAACGAGCTAGAGGGCTTATCAAAGAATTACTCGGACGATGTTCTGACGGTGCTAGAGATGCATGCGGACATGGACATTGATGGTTTTGAGGACATAAACCCTGAGACAGGGGAGCCATCGGGCATAAAACTGCCATATATCATTACGATTGATGACAACTCGGGACAGGTCCTGTCTATTCGGCGCAACTATGACGGCGCTGACCCAGTTCGTCGTAAGCGTCAATACTTTGTTCACTACAAGTTTATGCCCGGATTAGGGTTTTATGGCTTTGGTTTAGTGCATATGATTGGCGGCTTAGGTCGCGCATCAACTAGCATTTTGCGCCAGTTGATTGACGCTGGTACATTAGCTAATCTTCCGGCTGGTTTCAAGGCTCGTGGTGTTCGCGTTCGTAACTCTGATGAGCCACTGCAACCGGGAGAGTGGCGGGACATTGATGTTCCGGGCGGTGCAATTAGAGATTCAATAATTCCTCTGCCCTACAAGGAGCCTTCGGCTACCTTGGCACAGATGCTTGGCGGGTTGGTTGCAGATGGCAGACGCTTTATATCTGTAGCAGACCAACAGGTTCCAGACATGAACCAAGAGACGCCAGTCGGCACGACTGTTGCGTTATTGGAACGTGGATCAAAGGTTATGTCCGCGATTCACAAACGTTTGCACTACGCGCAGAAAACCGAGTTTCGGCTTTTGGCGCGTATCTTCGCTGAAAACCTACCTCCTGTTTACCCATATGAGGTGTCTGGGGCACCCCAGCAGGTTAAGGCGCAAGACTTCGACGGCAGGGTTGACGTCCTCCCAGTCAGTGACCCTAACATTTTTTCGATGGCGCAGCGAGTTACATTGGCCCAACAACAACTCCAGTTGGCTCAGTCAAACCCGCAAATGCATAACCTCCATGCGGCCTATCGTAGAATGTATCAGGCGTTGGAGGTGCAAAACATTAACGAGATTCTTCCTCCCCCTCCACAACCGCAGCCAAAGGACCCTGCGATGGAGAACGCGGACATGATTTCGGGACAACCAGCCAAGGCCTTCCCTCCTCAAGACCACGATGCTCACATACAGGCTCACTTGAGTTTGTTGAATTTGCCAATACTTCAAAACACTCCTCCTGTTCTGGCGGGGTTGATCACTCATGTGTTGGAGCATGTTTCACTGAAGTCCCGTGAAGTGGTTATGGAGCAGGTACAGTCTCTTGTTGCGGAACCGCAGCAGCAGATGCAGCAACTACAACAGATGGCTCAGGCGGGGGCTATATCGCCTCAGCAAGCCCAGCAGCAGATGCAGCAACTGCAGCCACAACAGTTTTCCCCTGAGCAGATAGAGGCTCAGGTTGCGGTAGTGGAAGCGGAGTTGATGGCGGATATCATGCCTCGTTTGGCAGCGGGTCAGAAGAGTGCTGAAGAAGACCCACTGGTTCAAATTCGCATGCAGGAACTTCAGATCAAGCAGATGGAAGCGGAGCACAAAGCTGCGATGGATCAGGCTAAGATTGAGATAGAGGGTGCCAAGCTAGAGCAACGTGCGGTAACGGATGCGGCTCGTTTGGACTTGCAGGAAGAGATTGCCGACAACCGAAACGAAGTAAACCAAGATCGCATTGAGATGCAACGTGAGTCTATGATGCGGAAGGGACTAGGATAATTGTGCGTCCATGATAGACCCTGTAACGGCATTTGCAGCCGCTAACGCGGCCTTTAAAGGCGTTAAAATGTTGGTTGGCGCTGGTCGTGAGATACAGGATGTCAGCAAGCAACTTGGTGCGTGGTACGGTGCGGTTGCTGATATCTCCAAGGCAGAGTCTCAGCGCAAGAAACCTACGTGGTTAGATAAGCAGACTCACGGAACTGATAACATAGAGCAGCAAGCTATGGATATCGTGATCCGAAAGAAGACTTTGCTTGAAAAGGAAAAAGAGATTAAGTTTATGCTGGACTATAGGTTTGGTTTGGGGACTTATGATGAGATGCTGGGGATGCGCCGTAAGATACGTGCTGAGAGAGAAGCAACAATTTATGCTGCTATGGAATCTAGAAGGCAGTTGGCTAACAACGCGGCTATTGGCGGATTAACTTTGGGCATAGTCGGCGTGTTGGGTGGTGGGATTTATTTAATAGTATTGGCTACGCAATGATACACGCTCTTATATTGTCTGTGGCGCTTGCTGGTGTGGCAAACCCAACTCATGTTAAATGTCATCTTTGGAAAAGGTTTACGGACGTAAATGATCAAAAGATATGTGTGTATAGATTCAGTGCGGGTTTTGGTGGGCTGGGATATCATTACCCTACGCTTAGTTTTTCAGAGTGTCCGAAAGTATTTAGTTGTGTCTATGAGAAGAAAGATAAACGCCCTAGTTTATCGGAAATATTAGATGGCCTGAAAGGAGGGTTCTAATGTCTATGACTTTTAACACTATACTAGAATATCGTCTCATGCCGAGACTTATGATGTTTGTAATGACCGTGATGTATATACGGGTTCTGGAGTGGGGGATGACTTTAGAGGATTTGTCCACACAGCAGTCCACGATGATATCAATTTGTTCTGGGTCCATGACGGGCGCATTTGCGGTATGGCTAGGATCAGAGAAATGATGGCGCTGTTAGGAAGTTTACTGGGCTTTGGGAGTTCTTTTCTCCCCGAGGTTCTCAGTTATTTTAAAGCTAATCAAGTGCAGAAGCATCGTATGGAGATGATGCAGCTTGAGACGCAGTTGGCGCAGAAGCGTTCTGAGATGAAGCTGGTTGAGCTTGATAAGCAGGCGGACATTGCAGAAACAAAAGGGTTGTATGAGCATGACCGATCTATTGACGCTGGAGGCTTTATCAACGCTCTCAGGGGTAGTGTTCGTCCTGTTATTACTTATGCCTTCTTCGGATTGTTTGTAGCCACCAAGGTGGTCATCATGGTCAAGGTGGGACAATCTGGGGGTAATTGGACGGAAGCGGTAGAGCTTATGTGGGACCCCGAAACTGCCGGACTCATGAGCGCAGTTTTAGCTTTCTGGTTCGGAAATCGGGCCATATCTAAGTACGCATCTAAATGACCGAGAAGGTAGTTCCTTTTCCAAAGCTATCTGAGGCTGACCAACAGTGGCTTGACTTAAAGAAACAACAGGAACTTATTCGGCAACAGGCTAAACACATAGAAAGTAAAGGATGAATCATGGGATACAAATTAGGAAAACGAAGCTTGTCAAGGCTCGAAGGAGTCAACGACGATCTGGTAACTGTCGTGAAGTACGCTATCGGCGTTACGAAGCAGGACTTCAGTGTGATCTGCGGTCTGCGAACGATAGAGGAGCAGAAGGCCTTAGTTGCAAAAGGGGCATCGCAAACCATGAAATCGAAACACATTGACGGCAACGCCGTTGATCTGATGGCTTATTGCGATGGTGGTGGCCGATGGGAACTTAACCTGTATGATGAGATTGCTGATGCTATGAAAGAAGGCGCAGAGGCTACAGGTGTTAAGCTACGGTGGGGCGCTGCGTGGACTATTGATGATCTTGCTGCTTATGACGGTACGGCAGAACACGCTATGTGTTCGTACATAGATACACGCCGATCACAGTCTCGAAGGCCCTTCATTGATGCTCCACACTTTGAAGTTATGTTTTAATGCATGTGTTCGTCCTCATGCTGTATCTTGGCTATGGGGACGAGCGTAAGCTGGCTGTGGATGATTTGTACTTCTACCAGTTGGATGTTTGCAACAGGGTGGCGCAGGCTCTTGTGGAGCGTTACAGTACCCACGGCATTGGTTTATCAGATCGCGCTGTGGCGTATTGTGTGCCCATGAAAATTGACACTGACGAAACTAACGTGTATTGATAAGCATACTTTATCTAGGGAGCCGGACATGGCGATGAAGAAAAAAGGGTATCGCGCTGGGGGTAAAACTTCAGTTAAGAAAATGATGGCGGGTGGTCGTGCTAAGATGAAGCCCAAAGGCATGAAAGTCGGTGGTCGTGCTAAGATGAAGATGAAAAAAGGCGGTAGAGCCAAGACATAACACATGGCTTATTTACATTCTAACGTGCCTTATTTTAAGGCATGGGTAAGGCGTGAGTACACTCATAACCATGAGCAGTACCACGGTGAGTTCTTGCATGCGATGGTGATTGGTGTGACTTCGATGCCGAATAGGTGTCTTAGTTTTCAGGTTATCTTCACAGGTTGCGAAGCAGAGGACGAGGAAGAAGACACAGTACACGGCGGAGCAATGTGGGCAAGAATGCCTATCACTGCCTTGGTGGCAGACATTCCTTTGGAGGAGTGGCCTGAGCCTATGCAGACGTATGATGCTCAACCGTGGGATTGTTCGTCGCATCATCATGCTGTTTATGTCATGGACAGGGCTACTCCATGCCCTTGGATGGCGAAGATAGACGGAGAGATGTATGCCGCGAAATACTTGTTTACTGTAGATTACACGGAGAGTGAGATTGCGGATGACCCTGCTCAACACAAGCAGTCTCATGTCCTTCAGCTATTGGACGCTGGGGAGTGGACTGGGAATATAGTGGCGTTACCTAACAACAGAGTTCGGGTCACTCACCCTGCTTGGTTTGAGGTTGGAGAAGGAGCGCCGGACTTTAGGCCGTCTCAGCAAGTACACTATTCAAAGTCTGATCTTGACTACACGCTGGACGTGAATCGAATATTCAATAACTTGTATCAGGAAGATTGATGGACGGTGTTGCATTAGCTGCGTACTTGTATAAAGTGCTGCGAGAGCGTGAAGAGGAACTCGCGGACGCTCTATCGAATGGTGTTGCCAAAGACTGGGAGCATTATAAATCTTTGGTGGGAGAGATACGGGGACTTTCCTACGCGCGGTCAGAGCTTAAAACCCTGCTGGAGAATAACGCAGAAGATGTCGAAGACCTTATATCTTCCTGAACATCTCGCGCAAAAAATGAACAAAGGAAAGGCCGATGCTTCGGACCCTTCTGTTGTTGATGGCGCGTATGTTGACGCCAAGGACCGAGTGCTAGACCCGGACCTTTTAGATAAATCCCTTCTTGATAGGCTACCGCAACCCACGGGTTGGCGGCTTTTGGTGATGCCTTATCAGGGGGCTTCCAAAACCACGGGTGGTTTACACATCCCTGACGAGGTTAGAGACCGAGAGGCGGTGGCGACAGTAGTTGCTTACGTTTTAAAACTTGGACCTTTGGCTTATGATGACCCTTCAAAATTCGGTACGCAGGTTGACCCGTGGTGCAAGGAAGGCGATTGGGTTTGTATCGGTCGATATTCTGGGTCGAGGTTTAAGATAGAGGGCGGTGAAGTTCGCATCATTAATGATGACGAGGTGATAGCCACTCTTCTGGAACCAGATGACATCAAGCACGTTTAGGGGGCTACAATGGCAGAAGAACAAACAGTTATGGAAGACGAGTCTGTAGAAGTAGAGATTGATGCTCCGGAGGGAGAGTCAGAACAAGTCGAGGTTTCTGCAGAAACGGAACAGAAGAGCGATGAGGAACTTGAAAATTATAGTTCCAACGTTCAGAAGCGCATCTCTAAGCTTACTGAAAAGTATCGAAATGAGGAACGGGTTAGCCAAGAGGCCACTCGTGTTGCTCAGGAGCTTATGAACGAGAACAAGCATCTTAAAGACCGCATGCAGAACTTGGACAAAGGATATTTGTCTGAGTACGGCGGTAGAGTTGAAGCTCAGATGGACGCGGCTAAGAGAGTGTTCAAGGAAGCTCATGAGACGGGCGATGCTGATAAGATGGTTCAGGCTCAGGAGGCGATGTCAAAGATCGCTATTGAGCAAGAACGTCTTCGTATAGCTAAGGAACGTTCTGACAAAGCAGAGGTTGCGAAGGAGGAGACGTTTACTCCAGCCGCCACGCCTCCCCCAGAAAAACCTGCGGCAAAGCCCGATCCCAAAGCGCAGTCTTGGGCAGAGAGCAATACGTGGTTTGGCGCGGATGAGGTCATGACTTACGCAGCTTTTGGAATACACCAAAAGATGGTAGAGCAAGAAGGGTTTGACCCGACGAGCGATGACTACTATAGTGAGGTTGATCGCCGTATACGTGTGGAGTTTCCACACAAGTTTCAAAAGGCGAACAAAACGGGAGGAGCACAGGTCGCATCCGCTGGCGCATCCGCATCCCGCAGCACTACAAAACAGGGGCGCAAGTCGGTTAAGCTCTCACCGTCACAAATAGCGATGGCGAAACGTTTGAACGTGCCGCTTGAAGAATACGCTAAGTATGTGAAGGATTAAGACTATGGCTAATCGCAAACCTCGTGAAAGCGAGACCCGTGAAACAAGTTCACGCAGAAAACCTTGGGCACCGCCCAGCCACTTAGAAGCACCAGAAGCCCCTCCGGGGTATGTGCATCGTTGGATACGAGTCGCAATGCGAGGCGAAGAGGACAAAATGAATGTCCATGCCAAGTTGCGCGAAGGATGGGAACCTGTTCGTTCTGATGAGTATCCAGACTATGAGGCCCCCGTCATTGATGATGGAAGGTATCAAGGAGTAATAGGGCAAGGCGGACTAATGCTTTGTCGCATGCCTGCCGAGACTATCGACGAACGATCCGCGTACTACGGGAACCGGACCCGCGAACAGATGGTAGCTGTCGATCAGGATTTAATGAAGGAACAACATCCTTCAATGCCGATATCTAATAATCGGCAAAGTCGTGTATCGTTCGGAGGATCACGTAGAGACTCCGACTAAACTTAGAGGATTGCTATTATGGCAAATTCAAATGGAGCATTCGGGCTACGTCCGTATGGCATTCTAGGGTCCGCTGCTAATACCACTGGTACAACCGAGTATCGGATAGCTTCGGACAATAGTAACCCGATCTTTCAAGGCATGGCGGTTATCCCGCTTGCTGGAGGGGTCATTGACGATCTGCAAGCTGCGGCTGGCGGTAACGTCTCAATCGCTGGCGTCTTTAATGGATGTGAGTATGTTTCTTCCGTGGATGGTTCAAAGGTTTTTTCCAACTTTTGGCCCGGATCAGGAGCAGACTCAAACTTTCCTGTAAAGGCGTTCTTGTACGACAACCCAGCACAGTTGTTCACTGTTGCAACGTCTAACGTTGTTGCTGCGGCAAACACTGAGGCTGAAATTCGTGCAGCGGTCTTTGCAAACATTGCGTTTGCTACAGGCAACAGCGGTTCAACCAGTACCGGTATTTCTTCAGCAACCGCTGATTTAAATACTATCGCCACCACCAATACATTGGCGTTGCGTATTATGGGCGTCATGGACGATCCTGATAACAGCGACTTTACTGCGGCTGGTATTCCGTTAATCGTTCGTATCAACAACCACTTCAATGCGCCTACGGGTTCCATTGCGGCTGGCACTGTTTCCACGACAGGCGTATAAGGAGTTTAGAAAATGGCTATTTCTCGCGCACAACTAGCGAAAGAGCTAGAACCCGGACTAAACGCTCTGTTTGGAATGGAGTACGACCGTTACGAAAACCAACACTCAGAAATCTACACAACAGAATCTTCGGACAGAGCGTTCGAGGAAGAAGTTATGTTGAGTGGATTTGGCGCTGCGCCTACTAAGGCGGAGGGTTCCAACGTATCGTTTGACGATGCTAACGAATCATACACTGCTCGTTACAACCACGAAACTATCGCACTTGCGTTCTCTATCACAGAGGAAGCAATCGAAGACAATCTCTATGATCGTCTTGGTTCGCGGTATACTCGTGCGTTGGCTCGTTCAATGGCACACACCAAGCAAGTTAAGGCCGCTGCGGTTCTTAACAATGCATTTACTGCTGGCGCTACTGCTGGTGGTGACGGGGTTGCTTTGTGTGATGCGTCTCACCCTCTGACGAATGGTGGCACATTTGCTAACGAACCTTCGACAGCCGCTGATTTGAATGAGACATCTCTTGAAGATGCCTTGATCAATATCGCTGGTTTTGTTGATGAGCGTGGATTAAAGGTTGCTCTTCGGGGCTTGAAGCTTCTTATCCCACGTCAACTGCAGTTCGTTGCAGAGCGCCTGATGGTGTCTAACCTTCGCGTTGGCACTGCGGATAATGATACCAACGCAATCCGTTCGATGGGTATGTTGCCTAATGGCTTTGCCGTTAACGACTTCCTGACGGACCCAGATGCGTTCTTCATCATGACTGATGCTCCTCGTGGAATGATCCACTTTGAGCGCACCGCTCTTTCTACCAACATGGAAGCAGACTTCGACACAGGTAACATGCGCTTCAAGGCGCGTGAGCGTTACAGCTTTGGGTTCTCAGACCCACGTTGTATCTTCGGTTCCCCCGGAGCGTAACCTGTGTTACAATAACCGCAAGGATTTTCCCTCCCTGCTCAACTGAGGCGGTCTTCGGATCGCCTCTTTCTTTTTGTTAAAAGGTTGTGTATCATTCTGTCATCCCTGACAGGCGCATAATGCGTCTGACACTAGCCACGACAGGAGTATAACATGGCTAATACAACTTTTTCGGGTCCAGTGCGTTCTGAAAACGGCTTTCAAGTTGTTTCTAAGAACACCACTACGGGCGCATTTACCACTGTGGCAAGCACCGCGTCTACTGGTATTGTTACTAACAAGTATGTAAAGCACGTTGGTTATGCGACAGGTGTTACTGTAAACACTACCGCAGGCGATAGTCCGACCATTGGTGAGTTTACGCAACCAGCAAACACCATTATCACTGACATTAAAATCTTTTGTGATACCTCTCCAGTAATCGGCACAGGTGATATTGGTTATGAGGTTGGTACGGATTCTTCTGGCGCACAGATCGTTGCGGCTCAGACTGATGAAATTTTAGACGGGGGTACAACTGTTGTTGAGCATAACGTGACTATAACCGCGTTGGTTCTTCAGACGCAGGATGGCACTACTGCTCCGGCTTCTGTTCAGTACACTTCTGCGGAACGTACAATCTTCTGTAATATTACCAATACGGTTGACGCTACCACTGCGGGTTCGTTTACGTTCATCATTGAGTATGTGCAAATCGCATAAATAGGAGCGTGATATGGCAGATGCTGTAGCTACACAGACGCTTTTCGACGGGGCCAAAAGAGTTGTTCAAAAGTTTACGAACATCTCAGATGGTTCCGGAGAATCGGCAGTTAAGAAGGTTGATGTTTCTGCACTGACTACGGGTTTGGATGGCGCTGCTTGTACTGGCGTTGTGATAGAACGAATCTGGTGGCAGTGTATTGGCATGAAGGTTCAAATTCTTTGGGACGCAACAACCGATGTTCTATGTATTGAACTAGGTGAGAACCAAAGCGGTAATCATGAGTACAGTGTGTTTGGTGGTTTGACTAACAACTCCGGCTCTGGAAAGACCGGAGATGTGATGTTCACAACAGTCGGTCATACAAGTGCAGACACATACACCATCATACTTGATATGAGAAAAGAGTATGGCTAGTCGTTCGGATAAAATGCCGAAGCGCAATAAAAAGAATTTTCGTCCCACAAAGTCTGGGGCGGGAATGACCAAGGCTGGAGTTGCGGCGTACCGCAAAAAGAACCCGGGGTCTAAGCTAAAGACTGCGGTGACGGGTAAGGTCAAGAAGGGCAGCAAGGACGCCAAGCGGCGTAAGTCATTCTGCGCTCGTTCGGCAGGCCAGATGAAGAAGTTTCCAAAGGCGGCTAAGGACCCTAACAGCCGTTTGCGTCAAGCACGAAAAAGGTGGAAATGTTAAATGGCAATGTCTCGGTCACAGATGGAACAACAGGTTTCCAAGTCTCCTAGTAAAGAACCAAGGGGTCTCACCTATTATAAAAACGGTGGTAGGGCTTCTCCTAAATCCAAGGGCAGCAAGATTTGCCCTGCAGGAAAAGCTTGGGCGAAGAGGACTTTTGACACGTATCCTTCGGCGTATGCAAACATGGCTGCGTCGAAGTATTGCAAAGACCCTAACTACGCAAAAGGTGCGAAGGGCAAGAAGAAG